TATTGGAACTAAGTTTCAGGTGAAAAAGGAAAGCGAAACTGAGTTCACCGATATTGCACGCATTCGTAGTATTACACCTCCGGGTGTAACCGCTGATATGGCGGATACCACCGTTTTGAGTTCCGAGGACGGCGTCGAGGAAAAACAGCCAACCATTCTTCGGTTGGGGGATGCAACCCTGAATGTACTGTTTGAACCAGGTGATGAAGACCAGAAGGCGTTTCTCGAGCGGCTGGTACACCGGGAATTGGTTACTTGCCGCATTGTCTTCCCAGACGGGGAAAACTACCTTGAGTTTCAGGCTTACATCGCAGGGTTTGAACCGGGCGAAATCACGACAGATGGGTTGTTGGAAGCAACTATTACCTTGGCTGCTACCGCAAAACCGTCTTTCGGTAAAGAAAGTCAATAAGGGGGCTTAACAGCCCCCTGCAACATTAAGGAGGTATAACCATGGCCAAGAAAGTTTACTTGACCAAAGAAGCTATTTTGGGTGCAAATGACATTGAAGTCAGAAAAGTGGAAGTCCCTGAATGGGGCGGCATTGTAGGTGTTCGGGGTATGACTGGACGCGAACGCCAGAAATTCGAGGAGTCTTTGCAAGGAAAGAAGGGGCAAATAAACACCAGGTATGCCCTGGAAAAACTTGTTGCTTTATGTGTTGTTGATAAGGACGGGAACAGGCTGTTCTCTGACGATGACATAGCGGCATTGTCGAAGAAGAGCGCTAGGGCACTTATGCGTGTTGCCGCAGTTGCCACTGAACTTAGTGGGCTAACTAAGGAAGACATGGAGGAGATGGTCGAAAATTTCGACGCGACTCTCTCCGACGACTAGTCTTTGAATTGGCCGTCCTGTTGGGTATGTCGCCGGGCGAGGTGCTTGATAAGCACACAAGCCGCGAATTAACCGAATGGCAGGTGTATCTGCAAATGTATCCACAGGGCGCAGTTCGGGGGGACTTGCAGGCTGGTATCATAGCCAGCACTGTTGCCAACGCACACAGGGGCAAAAATGGGAGGCGGTTCAAACCCGACGACTTTATGCCGAAGTTTGGTTCGCAGCAGAAGGAACAAACAGAAGAAGAAATACAAATGAACGCCCAATTGCTGGGACAAGCGTTCGGCGGAAAAATGGGCAAGTTGAGCGAGGGAGGCTAGGGCCTCCCTTTGACTTATATGCGCGAAAGAAGGGTGGTGGGAAAATATGGCAACCGTTGCGTCGTTGGTGATTAACCTAACGGCCTCAACCTCACAGCTAGAGAAGGGTTTCCTTCAAGCAACCCGCCTAACTGATAGGTTTGTGAAAAGCACGAAGTCCGTTACTCGCCAACTGGACGAAATAGCGCGGTATGGGCGTAACGCAGGTTTAGCCTTAACCGCCATGAGTCTGTCCGTTAGAAAGCTAGTAAAAGCGTCGGCGGATCACGAAGAATCGATGTTGCGGGTGAAAGCAGTCGCCAGGGCAACGGTTCAGGAATACCATACCTTGAGTGCTGCGGCACTTCAAACCTCCACAACCACGCGGCATTCACTGTCTAGTATTGGCGAAGGCATGAAATTTCTCGCGATGGCTGGATTCCAGGCTAAAGAAATCGCCGAAATGATACCTGTTGTAACTCGAATGGCTACTGCTGGTGCTGTGGATATGGTTACGGCTGCCGACATTACCACCAACATTCTATTTGGTTACGGCATGGCGGTAGAGGATTTATCAAAGGCGACAGACGTTCTTGTAGCGGCCTTTACTGGCGCTAACGTCACCCTGCAATTGTTGGGCGAAACGTTTAAGCATGTTGGGCCTGTGGCAAGAAGCGCGGGAGTGGAATTTGAGGAAATTGCCGCCGCTGCCGCTTTGCTCGGTAATGCCGGTATTCAGGGTTCGATTGCTGGTACGTCGCTAAAGAGTGCTATCAGTAGGCTTATCAGTCCATCCAATACTGCTGCCCGAATTTTGAAACGCTTGGGTGTGGAGACTACAACGAGTGAAGGCAAACTGCGTAATCTTGCCGATATTATCGAAGATTTGAGCAAAGCCGGTGCCACCACCGCTGACGTGTTGCGCATATTCGGGCTTAGGGCTGGGCCTTCAATGGCTAGGTTGTTGGACGTGGGCGCAGACGCTTTAAGGCAGTACACCCAACGTTTGCGTGATAGTGAAGGTTGGGCTGAACTGATCGAAGCGGAGCAAATGCAGAGTTTCAACGCTCAGCTTGGCTTAACGAAGAACATCATCCACGCTTTCAGCGTTGAACTTGGCGATGTTTTGCTGCCTTATATGAAGACACTAAATTGGCTAATTGGCGACCTTGTTGACGGTTGGCGAAACTTGGATGACGCCACGAAAGACAACGTCATTCGCATCGCTGTTGTTGGTGGCGCAATACTATCCTTCATTACCGTGCTCGGACTTGTTGCTGGCGCAATTTCCATGGTTATCAAGGGGTTCACTACCCTCGGTATAATTCTTGGCCTGGTGACGAGCGGACCTGTGCTTACTATTTTAGGGATAGCGCTTGCTATTGGGTACCTGAAGAAAGCCTGGGACGAGAACCTAGGCGGGATACAAGACAAAACGAAAACTGTGCTAGATGCGATCAAAGGCTACTGGGCCCGTTTCATGACTTGGTGGGAAGGCACGCCTGCAGTAACACCAGAGGGGTTAACGTCTGGCTTCGACTCCGATCAACCCGGATTCAAGCACAAACTGCTTGCCATGAAGCAGTTTCTGGCCGAGAAGTGGGAGTGGGTTATCGACATTGGCGGGGAAGCATGGAAGTGGATTACCGAAACAACGTTGGAAGAAAAGCTCGAAGACACTAAGCGCTGGCTGAAAGAAGGCTGGGAATGGGTCATTGATCTGGGCGGCGAAGCCTGGGATTGGTTCCTCAACGATACCGAGCTCGGCAATGCCCTTCAGCGTGCATGGGCGCGGATTGAGACATGGTGGCACGGCGTCCCGGCGGTGACTCCCGAAGGCCTTACGTCGGGTTTTGATTATGATCAGCCAGGGTTCAAACACAAACTGATGGGCATTAAATACACCTTTATCCAGACGTGGAACGACATTAAAGACAAGGTTGTCGAGGTATGGGAGACTATCAAAACCACTGTTAAAGATACTATTGATTCTATTCGCCTGGCATGGGCGCGGATTGAGACATGGTGGCACGGCGTCCCGGCGGTGACTCCCGAAGGCCTTACGTCGGGTTTTGACTATGATCAGCCAGGGTTCAAACACAAACTGATGGCCATGTGGGCAGAAATGAAGCGCATCGTTTCCGAAGGTTGGGAAACCATTACAGGTAGCGTAGTGGTACAAGCCATCATTGAGTTTACCGGCGACTTGTGGAACGCTCTGAAGAAAGGTTTCGACACTGGTGACTGGGAACCGTTCTGGTCGCTTGTAAGCGAAGGCTGGTCTAAGGGTGTATTGGTTTATCTCACCATTTCCAGCACAGTTCAGGGCATCTCTGCGGCGCTAAGTGCCATAAGAAAGGGCCTCGGCGTAGGCACAGCTGCTTCGGCCCTAGGTGTGGAAGGTGTGCTGGGAGCAATAACCGTCTTGATCCAGCTGGCCGAAGCTGAAGCAACAGGTGGCTATCGGGAATTTGCCGAAAACGTTGTTTTAGCATCTTTGGCCAGCATATTGGTGGGTTTGGGTTTCAACGCGAAACTTGGGGCACTTGCTTTCACGGTGTTCATGAACTTAAAGCTGGGCGAAACGTTCTTCGACGCCTTCCGAGGCCTTGGCGAAAAATGGGACAACTTCATCAAGGAGCTCACGGGGTACACGCCCGATGAGTTGGGCGAACTGATCCATAATCGGTTGTATGGACCGCCCGCTGAAGTTGACTACCCACTTCAACCCGCTTGGCAATGGACATTTACTACCAAGCCAGGGCAAGGCCCGCTCGATCTGTATAGGAACTACTACTCCGAAGTCTACCCCACCATGCGGGAGTTTGAAGAAGCTATCAAAGCCCTCAACCCACAAGTGGGCGATCCCTTCACGTTCGAAAATCTGGGCAAAAAGTTGTGGCTTCCGCCACTCCCTCAGAAGGAATACGTAAGTGACTTCAAGGGGTTAATAAGGCAAATTGCTTCATCACCGGAATTCGATTACCTACGAGCGAAGTTGTCTGAATGGAACATCGTGCTTGAAGACTTCCTGATTAAACTTGCCGAGTCTGAGTCTGGCTTGAAGGACATGGTGAACTGGGCGGGGGCGCGCGGCGAGTTTCAGATGATGCCTGAGTCCATGAAAGCAGTCGAAGAAGCACTTGGGGTGTCGTTTGACTGGGACAAGGCTACTGATCGGGCCTTTGGTTCTATTGTTTGGTTCCGAATGGGTGTTGAAAGCGAATTCGACACCATTGTTGCGGCTGCCGAACGGTTGCAAATTTCGCTTGAGGAAGCGCTCAAACTTTGGTGGGTTGCTGGCGGTGGCAACCTGAGCAAACTCTTCAACCTAGATGCTGTGGCTTGGACGGAACCTAGCGGGCGGAAAGTCACCTACAGGGACATTCTAAATGCTTGGCGTGGGTATTCCGAGGGAACACCCTGGACTGGTTGGGGTGCACTAGACGAACCGGCTGGCATTGTCCACAAACGGGAAGCGGTTATTCCTTGGAAGGTTCTAAGGAAAGGCCCCTTGTCGGTTCTCGAATTTTTGGGAATGCGTGGGTTCCAAGAAGGACGCGTCCCAAGTATGCCAGGTTTATCGCAGGCCAAGGAAACCTTGTCATGGATGCAGGATATATTCAACGATATAGCCGATGCGCTGCTCGCGGGGTTGGCAACCTTGTTCGAGTATGTTATCCAAGCAGTTGAGGTAATTGCCGTTGCGCTGGTTGGTGAAGAAAAGGCTGAAGAAATCAAAGCTAGGTTCCAAGCGTTCTACGACGGAATAACTGACTTGATTCAAAAAATGAAGGTGACTACGCCTCCTACGCCTCCGGAACCGGAAGAAAAGATAGCAGAAAAAGCGGCCATCAAATGGTGGCAAGAATGGCTGGCGGGTTTGGAAGCGGCAATGGAAGAGTTCGACTGGGCTTCGCCCATTAACACCTTCGTCAATACTTTGGCTAATGGACTTGCGCAAGCTGAAAGCTACATGGCGCAGTTCGCTGGTGAAATAGTGCGTCTTATCAAGTTCGTCGTACAGAAAAACGAAGACGGCACTAGGCGAATTGTGTTAGACTTTGACTACATGATAGCGCAAATGGCGAACTCACTTGCTACCATGATTGCCGAATCCCTGGTGAATTTTCTGAGCGGGTACGACGTTCCGCAACAACGCAAAGATCCGTTCCCGAACCTGACTGAACTACTTGACAACCTTGAGAACTACGAGAAAAACCAGAAACGCCTGAAACAACTCAAAGCTACGCCCGATCTTGCAACCATAGGCGGGGGCGCGGCTGGCGCAGGAATAGGCTTTGCCGTTGGCGGCCCTTTGGGCGCCTTAATTGGCGGGTTTTTGGGTGCTTTGGTCGGACGCAAGGGCGCGCAGGCCGCCACCCAACGCGAAATTGAGGAACTAACCGAAAAGCTGAAGACGGATTTCCTTGCCATTAAGGAAATGCTCGGAACCACTATGCAGGACGTGGCGAACGGACTTGCGAGGGCGTTCAGCGCGGAAACCTATGAAGACTTCGTGAACCAATTTTCGCAGAACCTGGAAAGCCAAGTAAAGAACGCCTTGATCACCGCGTTCATGGCGAGCGATGTGGTTCGTCCACTGATCG